AAATTATGAAACATACTACCTATTTACCTAATACAGGAGGGAACCTGTATAACAAACAATTTCATTTCTTCATTAAACTAACAAAGAAACTAATAGAGTTTATCACAAGTATTCCTATACTAAGTAAACACTTGGAGTTTGCCAAAGCACTTAATTTCGTCAAATTGTACGAAACCTTGTACCGTGACTTCCAAGCCTCCTTGGTCCATAAAGGACCAAAGTGGGCGGTAGAACGTTACAAATTATTGTATAACGTCGCTGCGAAAGCAGCGATGGGACTCAGTTTTGAGGCCATCCCATGGACAAAATCGTCGAAAGACGGTTTCCCGTCCGTGTTAGCTGGTTTTCGGCCTATGTTAGAAAGCGATTCAGTGTGGAAGAAACGTATAGCCCTTACGGGTATACGCTTGTATCCATTGGTCGTGCTTCCGATTAATCGGGACACAACCAATATCACTAAACCGGCTACGCTTACAAAAGAGCGTAAACTGGAGCTAACTCGATTCAGTCGTTTCATCTATAAGTTCTTCCAACCAAGGATGATGTATGACCCAGTTGTTGGGGAGGACTACAGCTACTCGTTAGGACAAGGTCCTAACGGTGTTGCTGTAGCCACATCTCATCTTGACATTTATGCTCTGGAAAAAGAAAACCTGAGCACAACTGTTGAAAATATGTTAAATATAACCAATCACCCTCTTAGAAGACTTTACCACCGTCTTAAAAAGGTGGGACCGGATGGAGTGGACACGTCCAATTTGATAACTGGACGAATATCCTTCATCCCGGAAAATGGTGGGAAGACTAGGGTAATCGCTATAGTCGACTTTTGGTCACAGCAGTTACTTAAACCAATTCACTTGCAGTTCATGAGATTCTTATCAAGAATCAAGATGGACGGAACGTTCAGCCAAAATCAGGCTTTCACTAGAGTGAAGGAATTTAAGAATACTAACTACTGTGCCAGTTTCGATTTATCAGCGGCTACCGATAGGTTCCCCATCGAGCCTCAATTAACTGTTGTTGAATGCGCCTTTGGCGTAAACATAGCAGAAAATTGGGGGACTCTGATGAAACGCCAATTTAAAGTCGATAAGGGGAATGGGAACATTGAACATATCAGATGGAATGTAGGTCAGCCGCTTGGAGCTTATAGCTCCTGGGCGATCTTCACTACAACCCACCATCTGCTCATACAGTACAGTTATTACTGTACGTTGTCATCTAAGGGGAAGAGGAACTATAAATTATGGGACTTCACCGGGTATCAAATACTCGGTGATGATCTAGTAATTGTGGACAAATCCACTGGTGAGAAATACCAAGAAATCCTTGGAAAGTTTGATGTAAACATCAACCTGGCCAAGTCGTTCCTTAGTACGTACCACTGTGGAGAGTTCACCAAAAGATTATTTTGGATGAACCAAGAGATCTCCCCACTTCCCATTAACATGTTTCAAGCAATCAACGAATCGTTATATAACGTTCCGCAATTTCTTGAATCAGTTATTGAAAGATGGGGGATCCCAGCTGTACTCGCAGAGCTTTGGGCTTTGGAACCAGGAGTATTTACAAAGAAGGTAAAGTTATTGGAGTTACTCATCTCTTTTAGAGAGCTGATTAACGGCCGATCACGATACCCTTTCTGTATGTGGGATCGAAGCTCGGTCCTTGAAGGACTTAAAGCTTACATAATCCCGAAAATACTGACCAGTTCCATAAACATAAACAGACCCACGGGGAAAGGTGCGTTGCACCAATCCCTTATGGAGATGTTTAAGTCTACCGGTATAGCGGTCCCTGCATCGCTGGCTAAAGAGGAAATGATGATGTTTTATCATCCTTTACCTTGGGCCCTAACTAAGTCGATGACTCGAACAATTGAGGCTAAACAAGTTTTAGTCGATCTGGTTCAACAGGGTGAGGACACTAGTCCTACCTGGATGACATTCAGATCAATTAAGTCGATTAACATCGATCTTTTCTTCTTAAAGACGAAAAGACGTCGCACGAGGCAAGTAACAAGTCTGATGCTGGATTTTATTAATAAAATCCAGTCACGGGATTACAAAGTATAGGACAGTATATTACCTCCCGGTTTAGGAGGTGCACCTTTTCCCTATTAGTCGAACCCCTC